AGGCTTATATCAACACGCCCCAGGAAGAGACCAAGGCCCTCAAGTTCGGCACGTTCGTTCACGCGGCCGTCCTTGAACCGCAGACTCTCGACGACCTCTACGCCACCGCCCCGGATGTGGATCGCCGCACCAAGGACGGTAAAGAGCAGTGGGCGGCCTTCGCCACGGCCAACGCTGGCAAGACCATTCTCGACGCGGAGGAGTCGGCCATCGGCCATCTGGTCGCCGCTCATGCCCGCCTTGCGCTGAAGACCCACGGCGTGGAGTTCGACGCGACCGAAGTCATGTACCATGTGGACTACTGCGGCGTCCCGCTCAAGGCCGCCATCGACGGCGTCTGCGGCGACTACCTCTGGGACATCAAGACCACCGATGACGCTTCGGCTGCGGGTATGCTCAAGGCTATCCGCAACTACCGCTACAACCTCCAGGCCTACTGGTACCGTCTCGTCTACGAGCTCGCCACGGGCCGCCGCCCTCTCGGCTTCCGCTTCCTCTTCGTCGAGAAGGAGCCGCCTTTCGCTTGCGCCGTCTGCGAGATCGGCCCCGAGCTGATGTCCTACGCCGTCTCCGATTTCGAGAAGGCCATCACCCTCTTCAAGGAATGCAGCGCCACCGGCGTCTGGCCGTCCTACCCGGAGGAAGTCCAGGTCATCGACATCAAGTCCACCACCACCGCCGCCCCTATCAACTTCGCCTAACATCATGAACCTAATCAAAGTAACCCGCTACAACGGAAACCACGACGTCTGCTACGTTCGCGTAGACACCATCACCGGCGTCGCCCACTACTCGCCCGACAAGTGCACCATCATCTACGATGGCAGCGACAGCGCTTACTATGTCAGCGAATCGGTGGAACAGGTTCTGGCCATGATGAAGAAAGGCCTCCCTGCTAACTACATCAACATCATCACTCCGTCCGAATCCGCCTAACATGGAACCCAACAACGAAAAGACCCCGCTCACGAACATCAGCCAGAACGGGACGTACAAGCTGAAACTCATCCGCCCCAAGGGCACGGACAAGGTCAAGGTCTGGGAAGACGGCACGTCCTCGTGCCGCCTGTTCTTCCTCGACGACAAGGGTTTCTGCCTGAGCAAGAACTTCTCCACCAAGTACGGCAAGGCGCTCGCCATGCTCGTCGGCAAGTTCTCCGGCAAGTTCACCAACGAGATTAGGCTCGACGCGACTCCCGCCGAGTTCCTGGAGTACATCAGCCCCGCGTGCGGCCAGACGCTGCTCGTCGGCGTGGAGGTCGAACCGAACGGCGAGTGGCAGGGCAAGCCTCAGTATAAATACAAAATCTCGTACCCCCGCGGCTCCCAGAAGCCCACGGTCGCCGAGCCCACCCCTGACAACCCGCCCTTCTGATGGACAACCATCTCAAGCTGCGGGAAGCCCTCGTCGAGGCCCTGCTGAAAAACCCTGACATCAAACTGCGCCGCGTCAGGCGCAAGGTGAAGATGTCCGGGCGACAGACCCGCATCGCCGCCCGCATCGCCAAGGCCTTGCGCAAGACTAACGAGGCCGCCGCCTAATGGAACCCATGTCCGCCCCGACTTTAGTTCTGGTGAGCGGGTTCGCAAGGGCCGGGAAGGACACCCTCGCGGAAGGCATCCTTGAATGGTCCCGCCGCCCGTCACGCAAGACGTCCTTCTCTGCCCACCTCAAGGACGCCGCGAACGACTTCCTATGGTCCCTTAATCTGGAAGGCGATTTCCATAACGAGGCCTTCAAGGTGAAGCACCGCGATCTCCTCGTCACCATGGGCAAGTTCGCCCGGTCAATGAACCCGGACGTCTTCGCCGAGAACCTCGCCCACTTCGTCCCGATCCAGATGGGCCCCGATGAGGTCGCCCCCGAGACGGTCGTCGTTTCCGACTGGCGCTATATCAACGAGCTGCGGGTCTCCCAGTCCATCCTCTGGAACCTCGGCTGGAAGGTCCGCACCGTCTACGTCGCCACCGCCGGCGTCGGCCCCGCGAACGACGAGGAACTCGACAGCATCTGCGAGATTAAGCAGTTCCATTCCTTCGACCAGGAGTTCGTCTTCGCGCCTAACTCCCGCCAGTGCATCCTCGCCGAAGGGCGTCATCTGGCCAAGACGTGGAATCTCTGATCGTGGAAGAGCCCATGTCCATGGAGGAGACCATTGCATGGGCCAAGGGCATCGGCATCTCCGCCGAGCGCGTGGCCTTCCTCCTAGCCTGTCCCAAGTATACCCGCACCGGGCGAAAGGACCAGCCAGCCTACATCAAGACCGACAACCCGAACCACCACCTCCAGAAGCAGGGCGACTGCTGGTGGCTGCGCATCCGCCGGCGCAAGACCGACATCGTCCATAACCTGGGCAAAGACCTCGAGACCGCCCGCCGTCACCGCGACGAGATGCTCGCGGCCTATGACAAAGGCGAACCTATCCCGCACCTGACCAAATGAGCAAGCTGACCAAGTTCATCTACGCGTCCGACTCGCACGGCGACATGGCCGACCCGGAGGCCTTGGCCGCTCTCTACGAGTTCACCAAGGACTTCGGCGGAAGCAGCGTCCTCAAGATCGCCGGCGGCGACCACTACGACTTCCGCTCCCTCCGCAAGGGCGTAGGCACGGACAAGGAAGGCGCTGAGTCGCTCCAGGCTGACATCGAGGAGGGCAAGGACTTCTTCACCCGCTGGCGGCCTAACGTCTGGCTCTGGGGAAACCACGAGCATAGGCTCGACGCCGCCCAGGGCTCCGGCTCCGCCCTCGTCCGAGACTACTGCCAAGGCGTGAAGGACCACATCAACGCCCACGCCCGCAAATGCGGAGCCAAGGTCATCCTGCCTTATCACGCCGACAAGGGCGTCTACCGCATCGGCCCGGTGGCCATGATTCACGGCTACGCCCACGGCGCCAACGCCACCGTTCTGCAAGGGCTCCATTACAGCCCCTTCGGCGGCGCTCTCATCCACGGCCATACCCATAACCTCGCAAGCGTCGCCTTGACCAAGCACGGGGGCGGGAACGCCTTCTCGGCTGGATGCCTATGCCGCAAAGACGAGATGACCTATAGTGCTCAGAGACTGGCGACGGCCCGATGGGGCTCCGGCTTTGTCGCGGGCTTCGTCACCGCCGGCGGAGACTACAAGGCATGGCTCGTCCACAAGATGGGCAGTCAATGGATCTGGACGAAAGACCTAAAGACCTTCACCCCCTGACCCCATGCCCAAGTCCCGCAAGAAGATGCTCTACACCCGCGTCGGCAACGACCCGGTGCTTCTCGCCGTCATGGCCGAGATTAACCGCAGCGCCGTGAAGCCTCCCAAGGGTTACCTCACCCGCGATCAGTGGGCGGCCAAGTGGAAACTCAAGGCCGGGCACACTGCCAGCATCTACATCAAGAAGGCCATGTCCATCGGCGCCCTGGTCAAGGTCCGCTACCGCGTCCTCATCGGCAAGAGCAACCGACTCCGCGCCGTGGACCACTACGGCCCGCCAATCCGTAAGCGTTAAAACATTTGACCAAGCCGACGCACATCGGCAAACCCCACCTCCCTCCCTATGCCTCTCCCCTCCGCCATCGACGCGGAACGCCACCTACTCGGTGTCCTCCTACGCGATGCTCTCCCTCTCCCCGAAGGCCTGATCCCTTCGGACTTCCACGAGCCCAAGCATCAGGACACGGCCGCCTGTATCAAGGCCCTCTCCGACTCCGGCGTACCGCCAGACGAACTGGTAGTGACCAACAAGCTGCGCGAGGCCAAGTCTCCCGCCGAAGCCCACTACATCTCCGAACTGACGACCAACGTCGGCGCGTCCGTCTTCAACCCGGGATGGGCTGACCTCATCAAGCGCAAGGCCGCCCTCCGGCAAATCAGCCTCACCGCTTCCCGCCTCTACGACCACGCTAACGAGGAAGACGCCGACCCCGAAGCCCTGGTCGCCTTCACCGAGGGCTCGCTCAAGGCCGCCAAGGGAAGAGCCAAGCCACGCGATCAGGCCGAACTCATGCCCCTGTCCCTCCTGCGTTCGTTCGACGCGGATAACGACCCGACGTGCCTCGTCGGTAACCGCTGGCTATGCAAGGGCGGCTCGCTCCTCCTCGTCTCGCAGTCAGGCGTGGGCAAGTCATCCTTCACCCTTCAGCTGCTCATCTGCCTCGCCGTAGGCCGTCCCTTCTTCGGCATCCAAGCCAAGCGGCCTTTGCGTATCGTCATGGGGCAGGCCGAGAACGACGCCGGGGATGTCGCGCAGGCATTCCAGTCCATCTGCCAAGGCCTGATGCTCTACCCGGACGAAGAGCGCCTCCTCGACGAGAACCTGCACATCTACCGCGACACCCATTCGGTCGGGCCTGCCTTCATCGAGCGGATGCGTGAACTGATTATCCGCCACAACGCGGACTGGTTCACCTGCGATCCGCTGATGTCCTTCTGCGGCATCGAGGTCTCCGATCAGAAGCAGATGACCGAGTTCCTCCGCCACGGCATCAACCCGGTGCTCGAAGAGACCGGCGCCGTCTTCATGGCCGTCCACCATACGACCAAGCCCCGCTCGGCCAAGGACAAGGAAGGCCAGACCGTCGC